GACCCAAATTGTGAAAAACCAAACTCTATCCGTTCCTGAGCATCACACCGCCGTTGTTCCCGGTATGCACGATTTCAGACATACTGCCGGTTGCGGCCAGGAATGGAACGACTGCGGTATTGGTTGCGTTTCCTGCGATCTGTACGGTGACGCTATAGGTCGCCGTCGCCAGATTCCAGAGAAAGAAGTGATGCCCCGGCTGGCAGGTGGGGAGAACGATCGTCACAGCCCCGGTCGGGGTGATGGTGATGAGGGACGCGCCGGCCTGCTGCGCATTGAGAGTGATGGTGCTGGCTGCTACGGTTCCAAGGTCAAGCTCGCCATATGTCTCAAGACTCGCCTGCGTCTGAGTAGGTTTGGCGACAAACCCGCCGCGCTCCGTAGGAATGCGTAGTGCATCCGCTCCCGGCCAGTTCACACCTTGATACGTTGGACTTGGATTCGACATCTCAATTTTCTCCAATCATCAATAGAGCATCAACTTCGCTCATCATACCACTCATACGGGCAATTGCAATACCCACATTGTACTCAATCCGCTCCACTTCGTTGTTCAAAGGAACGCCGAAGTGATTTGAAACGAGTATATCACCAAGCACTTTCCGGCCCTCAGCCGAGCTAAACACGCTCCGGTAATACTGACGCATCTTCTCATCGGCAAACTGTCTGGCGTCTTCTTCCGGAGCATATTCGATCATTCCTTATTCCTCATCCACCAGGCGATTGCCTCAAGTTCTTCTGCCGAAAAAATTCCGTCAAGCGTTGCCTCTTTATCACCAGGGTCCCAAGCTAAATACCATCCAAGAGAATGCAGTTGATTATTTTTGGGCGGGCATCCTGCTCCGATACAATCCTTCAAAATCTCTGTTGCTTTCGCTTCGTCCATCATTCTCCCGGCTCCTTCCCGGCACCCATCATAGTTTTGAGTGGGCTGTCCGGCTCTGCTGCCTTGCCAGCCAGTGCCGCCGCCTTGGCAATCTTAGGTGCGTTCTCAATCTGCTGCTGCTTTTCTTGCTGTTTCTGGGCCATCTGTCGTATCTCTGCAATGGCTTTCGGATCACGTAGACACGTAGCTGGACCTCCTACCGCGTCCCACGCCTCTCGCACCATCTCGTCTGTGTCGAGAGCGTGCATGGCGAGAGGGTCGAACTGGGTGATCGACGTAACCAGCGCCACGCCGGATTGAATCGCCCGGACCTTCGTTACCCTGGTCTGTGCCTGAGACAAGAGGCCCAGGTATTGAACCTTGATTGGCTCATGCTCGGAATCTTGTAGAATTTGCGGAGGTTCCGGTATGCGGCCCGCCCGCGCCTCAATGTCGTACACCCTGGCAATCATGGGGTTGAAGCCTTCCGATTGCAGGTTGCCGACGATGGTTCCGAGCAGCGCCGCCTTCTCTGTCATCAACTCATTGATCTGCGCCGTCACCATGCGCTCTGTAGCGCCGCCCTGCGCCAACTGTGTAAGAAGCGTGAACACATCCGTGTGGAAGTGTTGGTTGATGATCTGCGCGACTTTGCTCTGATACTCGGTATTGAAGGGAAGGTTTTGAACGCCGGTAGTCAGAGGTTGCGGCATGATCTGGCGAATGTCGCCACGGTTGGTTGGGATGAATGTAAATCCGTTTGGGCCGCGTTGAATCTTTCCCCGCTGGTCCTCATACGCCACCATCGGCGGTTCAGCCGCTTTCTGGGCAGTAATCAGATTGGTTCTCCCCATCTGATTGTCCAATGCGATAGCGACCCAAGCATCATGCGCCGGTGAGCGGCCGTAGGTTTCGTCTGAATTCTTCCTCCACCTCCAACTCAGAATCGGTATAGAGTCGTAGCCGCCCTCGGACAGCATCTTCAACCCCTGATCCCCGTCCGCGCCGAGAATCTTGCCTCCCTTTCGATACACCCAATCGGAGGCCCACTTCTTCCCCTTCGCGTCGATGCGCCTTGGATCATAATCTTTTCGGGGATAGACCGCATGGAGAACTTCGCGCTGCTCGTGCATATTGCTTTCGTAGTCATGCTCGAAGTTTGGGTCTGCCTTCTTCATTTCGTCCATGCCGAACTGTTGAACGAACTGCCGAAGCGTCATTTTGTAGACACGATAGTTTGTGTCAACCTGACCAAATCGGTTTTCTGCGATGAAGCACTCCCGGAAATGGGGAACGGTAAAGATGATAGTTGCCGTAGAAACATCCTCTTCGATCAGCAAGTGGGCTGTGCCTGGAGCAGACCCGTCGCCGATGAATTCCGGCACCACGTCGTAGAAATTACTGCGGTTGAACGCTGAATACATCACATCTTGGCAGTTTTGAATCCACCGCTGGACTTCCGGATAGGAATCAGTTCGCTTTCCAGTCCATGCTCTCATCCGGCTTGTGCGCGGAAAGTTCAGTTTGCCTGGAAGTTCCAGCCCAAACCAAGGTTGATTGCGAGAACAGAGATACCCCACCATACCCTTGACCAGAGTGTTGTGGGCAAGCATGGCGGAGTCGGCGAAAATCTCAAGACCGGTAGGTTGACCTGGCCACAAATCCTTGTCTTGCACGCCCCGCCTGCCGTGGGCCACATAAGCGATGATGTTGTCCACCATCCATTCCCACGGAAGTCTTTCTTGTGCAAGGACTTGTAGATATTTCTGTGCATCTTTGGCTCGTTCGTCGGCGGAGCGGTCGTTGAGCCGGGAGGGTGCATATCCCCCGGAGTCCATATAAGGCGAGGCTAGACCGACAGAAGCCATTATGCCCCCAATGTCGCTTTCCCTACTGTAGCATTACCGCTTGTCATCGGGCTTTGCAACATCGTGCTTGCCATGCCCCGGCGCTGTGTCAATGCCTGAGCTTGAGCCAGAGCCGAAGCCTGAGCCGCCTGTGCCGTTTGCTCATTGGTCTGTGATTGGGTTGCCGCTTTGGGTGTGGAAGGCTTGCTGACCGCTGAGTAGATCATTTCACTGGCTGTAGCCGCCGCCGAAACGCTTGCAGCTACAATCATCGCTGTCGTTCCTGAAATGCTTCCGGCCATCTCATTCTCCCGTAACCACTATCGTATCACCGCTCCCATCGCGGCGCGACATCAACTGGTCAGCTTCGGCGAATACCTCATCCTCGGCTTCTTCTACTGTAGAAAAAGCCGTCGGGTAAATCATCGTCATCTCGACAGGCCCATGAGTCCAAAAGAACTGTTTACGCCCAGCGCATCCGGGTATGACGTTGTAGCCCTTGAGTTCAACCCTCTGGTCGCCGATCAGCATTGAGCAGTCTCCATGAACGATAAGCACGGTTGCCAACTTGATAAGCGAACCCATCATCTTTGTTTCCGGTTGGAGACGGATGGTTCTCGCGTACATTCCACCGTGGAAGAGATGCTCTGTCGAGAGTTCGATCTGTGGACAGGATAGAATGATTTTGTTTATCTCGTCCAGTTGCGCGAGAACGGCCGGAGAAGCGGGGATCATCGGTAAAGGTGCCGTCAATGTGCTCATAGCCACCTCGTAAACATGGTGTGGCTGGACTTGCAACCGGGGCGGCGCGATAGAACCACCTCCAAAGGACTGCCCACCCTGGCCGTGTACACAAGCGCCACGCACCCTGTAACCGCCGATACCTTTTCGACGATCGTCATCAATTCGCTCGCCGCTCCAGTTGCTCTGTGAGACGGCAAAACGAATAGGCTTTCAATCGTCGCCGTGCGCTTCCCATTGTGCGGCATAACGCCTGCAACCACAGAGACAAATCCTACGAGAACATCATTCACATACGCGCCGAAGCAGTAAAGCGCACCTGAGTTCTCCATTGCCTCGTATATCTGGCGCTGAGGGTTGTAGTCGGGCACGACGCAGTCTTTCGCGTAGGCGTCCAACAGTTCTGCCGAGTTGGGCGCATCGAGGATTTCCGCGTAGCTGACTGGTCTTATCTCAAGCATTGGCACTCCGTAATCCGTAGCTCAGGGGGTTGTAGCCTGTGTCATTTCTTGCAGCAAGCAACTGCGCAATCAAATCAACCTTCTCGTTTGGCGGCTGGTAGACCGGCTGCTCCAGGCAGAGATACCTGACCGTATCGGCAAAATCCTTGTACTCTTCGGCGGGTTTATCTGTGCCAATTTTCCACTGATAGTTACTCAGGTCCTGCCAAACTCCCCGTTCACCCCGACAGCCCTCCTCGGCAAAAAGGAGCGCCGGTATCTCCTTGCTCTTCACGGCGCTGTAGTGCGGCTGGAGGTACTCTTTCACCCGCTTGTGCCCCAAAGCAATGTCGCCCGCCTCAGAGTGCGACAACCGTATGCGCCCGATTCCCGCCTTTTCGAGTTCATCTTCCCACGAGGTATCATTGAGCTGCGTCCGGGCACCGTACTTTGCGTCCAACACCACGAACGCCGGTTCTGAATAGTTGTGTTCCGCGCGTTTCATTTTCACCTGCCGGGCAATCTCTTCGACGTTCCCATTTGCCAAAAGATATGAATAAACGTAGATTCGATTGGCCGGCTTGCCGTTGATCTGAATATCTTCTGGACTCACCGCCGCAAACAACCACCGCGTCGGGCGGGCGTCGTGTGGATCAACTGCCTCAATCCGCATCCAATCGGCGGGGATTTTGAAGTCCTTGTAGAGATGAACCGCCCGGTCGAGCGTCTTGTACACCAGCCCGCTCAGGTGGCCTTCCTTGCCGCCAATGTGCGCGGCATACTCCTCTGGATCGGT